GGGGCATGTGCATAACAAGGCTTTAGCCCGTGCTTTTTATACTCCCCTGAGCCCCCCATCTTTTCAGAGAGAAGAGGACATCCAGAATCGAGACAAGATTTTTTTATCTCGTGTATATCTTGACCGACTATTATGGTCGGCACGTCTCCCGTTTTGCGGTTTGTTGTGGTTGATTGTACGAGTACGTTTATATCTTTTGTGTGGTGTCGTGTTGTATTTGGCATGATTGCCTCCTGTTATTTTGTGGTGGTGGTGGTGTGGTGGTGTCTAGTATTTGGACGGGTTTATATACACGTCGCAATAGTTTGATAGATGCTCCCCTATCTCTGAGAGAGTACAGTATTCTCTTTGTACTCCTTCCATAGTCATGACTATGACGTGATACCCTTCTTTGTTTGGATACTCTTTGAGGAGTCTGAGAGTCTGTCTGCATTCTTCATGCCAATAGCATTTTGAATCCGCTTGCAGATCTTCTCTCCATTGTGCAATGATAGATTTTTTCATGGTGTGTTCTCCTTATACATAGATATGTGAGTTGGTGTAGTTGGTTCGTATTGTGTAACAACCATTACTCGATCGAGTTTGGATGTACGTGATGGTGTGCCCATCTCTCAGTAAAGAAACCAGTTCTTCCAACACTGGAATCGGGAGAGAGTTAAGGATACATAGTGGTATATAGTTTTTTTGTGGTGTTGTGTTTGGCATGGTGTGTTCCTGTTTATTTTGTGTGGTGTTGTGTTGGTTTTAGTAATGACATATTACATAATACGTTTGTGTTGTTACTTTTATCGATCTCTCACCATGTAGAGAGATGTCTATTATTTGGTCGTATATTCTTTGGATGATTCTTTGGCTTGGTGTTTCGTCCAAAAGTACAAGACATGCATTTATTTTTTGAGTCAATGACATTTTTGTTTTCCTGTTTTGTGGTGAGTGGAAAAGTTTTTTTTTCCATACTCAATACTTATCGTAGTATCTCTAGGTTGTAAACATAAAAATGTATTTATTTTTCATTATCTTGAAAGAATATATCTGTATCCATGATTTTATTTTTGTTGTGTGGTGTTGTCATGGTGTTGTCGTTGGGTGTTGTCATCGTGCAACAGTGCCTCAACACCTTGCAACGGGTAAAACGCTGTTCTAGATACCTAGAATGAAGGGTGTTACACTGTTACATCTGTTACATAGGTTTCAAACTTTTTTTTTTTCTATGTCATACGTGCAGAAGTTGCACAAAAGACATGGATTTTTCCATAGTTTAGATAGTGGTGTAACAGCACAACGGGCTTGACATGTCGAGAGGTAGTTCTTATATATAGCAAAGTTCATAAAACCAGGTTTAGCAAACTTCATAAATATATGAAACTTCATAAAATCGTTTTGTGTAACTTACTTATATATATGCAAGTTGGTTATAATCATGCCGAATCGGGGTCTTTCATTCCATCACTAGCCAGTTCGATATGCTCACATTACCGATGTAGATATAGCCGTGAACGTAGTGAACCCTTGCTATATCGTTTCATATGCAAGTCCCGTATTGCAGAGCAAAGGGACGTAGCGCAACTATCCAGCGTAACCGAGTCTCTCGACGAGGGAGCGACATGAGCAAGCGTCAACCGAGTCTCACGACGAGGGAGCGCAGTGAACAGATGTACAGTAGTCGACAGACCACAAGGACACAAAATGACCATGAACAGGTGTTCAGTGCATAGTTGTTATATATAGCCATAGTTGTTATAATCCACTGCTTATTTGTTCAGTAGTAGGGAGGGGGGGCCCCCAAGTCTTGACATGCCTATATTTGGGGAGTCCAAAAAATATATAGCGTTACGTTTGAAACTTTGATAGTGTATTGTGTGTACAGGAGAGAAGAATGCCAGATAAGACGCAAGTGTTTAAGATAATGATGGAGCCGGTATCGAAGGGTAGACCACGATTCACAAAGGGTGGTCGAACATATACTCCGAAAAAAACCAAAGATGCGATGGCAAAGATAGCGTTACAAGTTGAGGGAGAGCGCAAGTATTTGATAAAGAAGCCGAATGCGATTTCTGTATATTGCAGATTTTTTTGTAAGCGTCCGAAGCGGTTGGGAGCTGGTGATGCGGTATTGAAAACGACGAAACCGGATGTAGATAACTATATAAAGTTGGTGCTTGACGCGTGTAACTGTGCTAGAGTATGGGAAGATGACAGTCAAGTTGTTGAGGTCTTGGGTCAAAAATGGTATTGTTCAGATATTGGAGAGCCGCAAGTCCAGATACAGATAAGTGTAATAACAGATTTCCCCTTAGAGGAGTTAGACAATGGCATTAAAGATCAAGAACCATCACAAGACAGCAGCGTTGTTGTGGACAACGAATGAGTGTAGCAAGGCAGAGATAGGTCGCAAGTTGGGTGTATCTCGTCAAACGGTCACTCGTTGGTTTAATGATGCAGGTTTCCAGCAGTTGATAGCATCTCATTACAATCCGATTGTGGACAATGACCGTAAGGAGAAGCAGTTGATTGAGCAGGCGTATACGACGTTGAAGCAGGTAATGGAGCATGGTGTAAATGATGGTGCCAGGGTAACAGCGGCCAGATACATATTGGATACCTTCCGAGTAAAGAAGCAGAAAGAGCGAGATCGTCTGAGTAGTGAGGATGAGATTGGTGCGATTCTGAAGTTGGTAGGAAAATAGGTGTCGTTGAGCAAATCTCAAAGAAAGCAGTTGGCTCCTGTATTTAAGGACCCGATAAAGTTTTTCCGATTGTTGCGTGTACAGGACAAGTATAGTGGAGCGTACAAGCAGTTTGATTTGTATCCAGAGCAAGAAGAGTTGTTGCGGAAGTTGAGTCAGCATCAGAAGATTATAGTAATCAAGCCGCGGCAGATTGGTGTGAGTACGTTGTTGAGGGCATATGCTTTTTATCGCGCGTACACAGCGGAAGATCCTGTCAAGTTTGGTGTATTGAGTTTTCACGAGCGTTCGAGTAAGCATCTTCGGAAGATGGACAATGGTTTTTTGCGAGGTTTGCCAGAGTTGTTGCAGCGGGAAACGAGCATAGACAATACGACCGACTTGATTTTTGCTGATACGGGTGCAGGGTTGTCATCGTATACAGCGAGAAGTAGTGGCGGTACGCGTAGTTTCACTTTGAACAGTGCGCATTTATCGGAGTTTGCTTTTTATCCGGACCAAGAGGAAGTGTTGGCACAGGTCATGGCAACGGTGGGTCAAGGTCAGATAATCATCGAGTCTACTCCGAACAATATTGGTGATCGATTCCACACGTTGTGTAGTGGTGCACCGGACAATGGTTGGATGTTGGTATGTTTTTGGTGGTGGCAGCATGAGCATTATCGTTTGCCTGCTCCTCGGAACATGGTGTTTACTCCAGAAGAGAAGCAGTTGAAGAAGGCATATGGTTTGGACAATGACCAGATTCAGTGGCGGCGGGAACAGGTAGCCACGCTAGGGTCAGATAAGTTCAAGCGTGAGTATCCAGCATGTATAGATGATGCGTTCCATTTTGGTACAAGTGCTTACTTTGATCCGAATGATTTGGATATGATTGAGGGATTAACCTTTAATGGCAACGAGCGCAAGTATGAAGACGTATATGATGATGATGTATATGCCATCGGAGTTGACTGTGCGGGTGGTGTTGGCGGTGATTATAGTTGTATCAGTGTCATTTCTATGGCATCGAAAGAGATAGCATATCAGTATCGTTGCAATACTATTCTTCCTGTGGACTTTGCACAGCATGTCTTACAGGTAGCGCAGTTGTACAACGAAGCTACAGTATTGGTAGAGACGAACAATCATGGTCATTTGGTGTTGCACAAGTTGGTTGATTGGGGCTATAAGAATCTGTGGAAGAGTGTAAAGAACAAAGATTGGGTTACGAGTGCCAAGAGCAAGATTGAGATGTACGAGGTATTGCGTGAGATGATTAGCAATAACATGATAACAAGGATGGACATGACAACCTTGATGGAGTTGCGTTCAATGACTATATTTAAGGTAGCTCCCGAAGCGCCCCCTGGTATGCATGATGACATGGCAGACAGTTTGGCATTGGCATATAGATGTAGTATTGACATTCCCAGTTATTTGGTGCAAAATGCAAAGAGAAGTTGGATGGATGATATGATTTCTTCCAGACGCGCGAACCGTATGCGTACGATTCGTTTACCATTTAAGAGGGCAGAATGAAACCAAAAGTAGCAGAAGCATTGTACAGGCGGCACGAAGAGTATTGGACACGTCAAAAGCGAGAGTTGCGGAAATATCGATCTGCATACATGACGCAATACTGGGACAATGACTATAGCCAGAACCAAGTATTGATAGAGACAACAAGGGCATATGAGTATATTGAGGGTTACATAGCCAGCTTATTCTCCCGCAATCCATCAGTTATTGTGAAGGGTGATGTAAGAGGGAAGGGTGAACCCGAAAAGGTACAGGCATTGTGCAATGCTTTCCTTGACAATGTTCGTAGCCAGATCGAGGACGTAAGTCGATTGGCTTTGATATATCCCTGTGCGTTCTTGAAGTTGTATGGCAGTGACCATCCAGATCCATTCAAGCGTGTATCGTGTTCTGCGATTGCAGCGTGGGATTGTATTGTTGATGTAGATGCATCGAGTTGGAGTCAACAAAAGTATGTTGGCCATCGATACTATATTACACACGCGGAAGCAAAAGAGAAGTACGGAAACAAAAAATATACGACACATCAGTTGGTACGTTTCCTAGACCATGAGGATGGCAATGACCAGAACGCAAGTTACTTGGGTATAAACCTCAGTGAGTTGAATGAATCTGGCTTGGAGATTGATAGCCCATTTGAGTATGTACAGGTTGTAGAGTTCTATGATTTGGTTAACAACAAGATGTTGGTCTGGAGTCCAGATTATGCGAATGGCCAGAAGTGGTTGTATGATGGTGTTGAGGTAGATGTAGGGTTGGATGGAGAGACAACAAAGTTTGACCAGATACCATTTACAGATGCAGCCGACCATCCGATTGCTCCGATTATTCCGTTGTACTTCAGCCGTCAGCCCGATGTACCGTTGCGTGGCTATAGTGCATTGAAGCGTGTGTACTCACAAGTTGAGGAGACAAACATTATACGGACATACCAAGCGACGATGGTACGTCGAGCAGCCCGACAATGGATTGTGAAGAAGGGTGTGTTTACCGATGAGGACATGGCGAAGTTGGCGATGGGTGCTGATGGTGAGTATGTGGAAGCGGAGTTGTCGATGGGTCAGAGTTTGGAGGGCAGTATACAAGCGGTTCCTCACACCCAGGTTCCGACAGAACTGGAGACATACATCAATCAAGTGAATGAAGATTTCCAAAGAGGTAGTGTATTGGCTCCGTTTACAAGGGGACAAGCGACAAGAGCGACAGCAACAGAGGTGACAGCATTGGCATCGTATAGTTCTTCTGAGATTGGTAGACTTGCGAGAGAGCGAGATGCAATGATTGAACATACGGCATCGGTGTATATAGCAATGATGAAGGTATTTTTGAAAGATGATACTGATGTCATTGTGTTGAATGGTCAGCCCGATGTTGTACGCAGTGAAGACATGGATGGTGACTTTGCATTTTACGCATTGGATGCTGGAAGCACACCAGTATCAGAGAGTGTAAAGAAGCAAGAGTTCTTTCAGGCTGTGCAGTTATTGTTAGAACTGGGTGTTCCTCAGCAAAAAGTATTAGAAGAGTTGGTCCGCAAACTCGATCTACCAGAAGATTTTCTTTCTTCTCCCTTAGAGGGGGGTCAAGAAATCCAACAACCACAAAACCAACCTAGCCCCACTGCAACGATAGAGCAGGGTCAGCAAGGTAGTCCACAACAAGTCGCAAAAGTATTATAGGAGTTTATTATGTCGATACCACAAGATTTGAGTATGCAAGCAGAACAGATTGGAGCGGGGATGGATGAAGCCCAAGCCCAAGGAATGCAGATGATGATACCGCAAGGACAGTTTTCCTCGCAAGCAATGGCAGCATTGTTATCAGAAGTCAATGCATTTATGCAGCGCATGAACCAACCGCCATTGGAGATTGAAGCAGTAGACATGCAATCGTTTCCTCCAGAGGTTGTACAGATTGTTATGGCAATCATGGCGATTGCAGAACAAGCTGGTGTACCAGTAGATATGTCGTTATCAGATATTGCATCAGACCAAGACGTTGCACGTTTGGTTGCATTGATACAAAGAGCGGTATCGGATCAAAAGTTTATAGATTTTCTAGAAGCAGCAGAAGAACAAGCGCCAGTTGAAGAAGCGCCAGTTGAAGAAGTTGCAATGGAAGAAGAGGTTGTTTCTCCGAGTGGAGAGATGACAGATGAAGAACTATTCGCAAGTAGGATGTAAAATGTCAGAAGACAATACCCAAGAAGTACAAACCCCAGAGAATACGGTAGAGGACACTTCAGCAGAAGTCTCTCCAGAAGTTGAAACACCCCAAGAAGATTTGTCTCGAAAATCTTTGGATAGATACAAAGACGATTACGATCGACAAGTTGATCAGTTGTTGCAGCGTTACAATGCGGAACAAGATGGTACACCTGTACCAGAGCCAGAAACGTTGCGAGAGGGTGAGTCATGGGACAAGGTATATGACCAAGTACCAGAGAGCGCACAACGTGCGATGGCATCGTTGCGTCGTGATTATACACAGAAGACGCAAGAGTTGGCAGAGCAGCGCAAGTCTATTGCAGAAGAACAGCAAAAGCTTTCTGCATTGCGAATGAACTTGGAAGACAACGCAGCATACAAGGCAATCCAAGAAGCGGCCACAGCCGAGACAGGAGATTTTGACCCGTATGATACGCAATCTTTTGAGCGTTATGTCAATCGCATTGTTGCAGAGAGATTGCAATCTGTTCTTCAGCCAATGGCAGAGCAGCAGATGAAAGCGCAAGCGAAAGCAAAGGTACAGACGTTTATGACGCAACATCCAGAGTTGAAAACGGATGAGTTGTTCAAAGGTCAAGTTCGTCAGACATTGTTGGACAATAAAAATCTAACGCTACAAGACGCATACTGGATTGTAAAAGGACAACAATCTCATCAATCGGCAGAGCGTCATCAGATGCAACAGTTGGCATTTCAGCAGGCGGCACAGGCTGCGGGGTTGAAAGTAGGCACAGGTCAACACAAAGGCATCACTGTCCCGAAAAACAGTGAGAAGATGTCAGCATCAGATTTATACAATCACTTGTTGAAACAGAAGAAATAATGTTATACACTTATCATAGTCGCATGGCAAAGAACCCATATGGATACGTCCGCGCCATCTCCCCTCACGAGGATACGAGAGCGATAGTAAAACCCTAACGTAGGAGGCTTCAATGCCCATACAACCAGACATATTAGCGTCGACCCTGCGTATCTTGAAAGATCGTGAGGTAGACAATACATTTAAGAACATTCCGATTCTCGATGCAATCCGTTCACACGGAGCCGTTATTGAGAGTGATGGTGGTAGCAAGGTAAACTGCCCAGCTATCATGACCGAACACAGTATGATTACTCAGCTATCCAGTGGATATGAGTCAATCAATCTTGCTGTAAAAGACCCTCTTCGTCAAACCGAATACAACTGGTGTGACTTTGCAGCTCCAGTAGTAATCACCGAAAAGGAACAACTATCCAACAAAGGCGATCGTGCCATTATCAACATTGCTGAAGCGCGTTTGAAGTCCGTAATGGT